GTTTTTTTTTTTGTATTATTTTTGTATTAATCATCCTCATCCTCATCTTCATGATCGTCCTCATCATTAACCTTTTGTTTTTGTTCTTTAACTTGTTCTTCTTTATTTTCTTCTTCATCTTCATCTTCTTCGTCATCTTCAAATACAGCTACTAATTCTTCTTCAGGAAGTTCCTCATATTCATGACCGTTCCATTTCACATTTTTACAGTTAAACAGTTTATTCATATTTATAACTTCTGGTTTGTCTTCAGGAGAGAATCTAGTAAATAATGTTGTCACTTGAGCATTATCTCTAAATCTGGCACTATATTCTTGTTGAATATTATTACGACCAATGCGTCCTAAAGCTTGAACAATTTTTTCTTGTGTTAATTCAAGATCTTTGCTTAAATATCCGTGACAAAACTGGTAGTTTGTTCCATAAATATAATCGCTATCAGCAATAATTAAATATAATTTCTGTTGATCAGCTAATTTTTTCATAATCTCTGTGTAAGCACTACTTTTATGCTCAGTAAATACTCCAATACCAAGTAGTAATAAGATTTTCCAACTATCATCAACATCTTTAAGTAACATAATAGAGACAATAGTGCTTTCCTCAATATCACTTGTAAATGCACCAGATGTATTAAGTCCTTTAGCCCATTTTTCCAAATGAGCAATTCTATTAGGAATAAATATATCATCAAGACATGCGTTTTTAATCATACTTTTAAGAGTATTAATATCATCTTTCATTTTAATAATCTTTTTATCTTCAGTTCTTCCAATTAAATTACTCGCAATCTTAGTTTTACCCTTATTATCTTTTTTATTTTGAAGACTTTTCGCTTCTTTAGAATTATCTTGTGAACCACTAGTCATTTTAGAAATTAATTTTTCTTCTTCAAATTCAAGTTCTTTTTCTATTTGATCCATTTTTTCATTAATTTGATTATTATAATCAATCTTATCCATTATTTCCTTCATTACAATAATGGGTATATTAGATTGTTGTATACAGAATTTAGCTATTTTTTGAAGATCATTTGCTAAGAATATTGTTGGACCATCAGTTAATGTATAGGCATCTTTGGTTGTTATATAAATTCCTGATGATCCTGATGATCCTGATGATTGTAAAGGTGGGACATCGTTTACACTATTAATACGTGTAATAAATGGAGGATTATTTTTAGAATCAATATCGCAACTCAAAGATTTAGTTATTTCTTTGTAGATATTATTTCCTTTTGGATCAATAGTATTATTGGGTTTAATTCTTTTAATTCTGGAAATTTTAAAATGATTATATATTTTGTTCCATAATCCAGGAGAAATATTTTTTAATACTTTTAAATAATGTAACTTAATAGATTTCATATCAATATCATTTACAGTTGCGAAATTTCTATAAAATTGACACGAATTACGTATAAAATTATTAATATCTACAAAGTAAATAAAATCAGAGGCTTCTTTTAGATCAAAATATCTTAATAAGGTTAAATTATCTTCACAATGTTGAACTGTTTCAATAATTTTAGTATAATCTTCATGTAAATAATGAGGCATAACTGTAAATCCATCATTATCTATTAAAGGGATTGTTTTGCGACAATCATGGCTAACAATACTATTGATTATAGCTCCAGGAAATTTTTCTTGAAAGTCAGATATTGTGTGAACTAATTCAGTTTCTTTAGGTAAAGTAGCTGATGATAAAACAAAATTAGGAATAACGTTTTCTTTCCAATTTTTCTTAATGATTTTATGTAATTCATGTTCTTTATAATCCATAGTGATCGTAGGTTCATCCCAATATGTAATAATATCTTTAGAATTATTAAAAGCTAACATATAATACATGGCAGATATATAAGATCTAATATCACATATAATAATTTCTACTTTATCGCCAACAGTATTATCTACTTTTTTGATTTGACCACTACGTTTATCTTTAGTGAATTCTTTAGCCGCAAAGTAATGTAAACGAACATCCTGAGCAGATGAACACCCAAAAGCAAACGCAATTTTTTTATTAATAGATATAGCAGAACGAGCCAGAGCTAAACCAACATGTCTGGCGGCACAAACAAATATAACCTTGTATTTTTCAGATAATCCAAGAGGTGTTAAAGTTTTACCAGTTCCAGTAGGAGCAATATACAATATTAATTTAGGTTGAGAATTTCTAACAGCTGTAAATATTTCTTTTTGATGTTCATAGAGATATAAATCATTATATTTTAAAAGATTAGTATTTTTCTCAATAAATTCAAAAGAATTATTAACTATGTAAAGAAGTTCAACATCTTTTTCAAAATTATCAATAAAAGTTAGAATAATATCTTTAATAAATCGGTTAACTTTTTCAACATTATTTTGTATTAATTTATTAAGAGTATAATAATAAAACATCCATATATTTTTTTTATTGGTTTTATTAATTAACATTTGTTCAAGATTATTGAAAAGTACAAATTCATATATATTAGTTTTATTAATATCAATAAGGCTATCATTATCAAGTCTGGATAAACGAATTTGGTCACCACTTTTAAGGCGAACTATATTAGAAGCATTGACATTATAAATTTTATTATTAGAATTTTCCAAAGATTTGGTACGTTTTGAAAAATTATCTGCTGAGAATTTAATAAAATCAATATTATTATTTTTAATAAGAACTTTAATTTTATCAGCAAAATATTTGACATATAGAAATTCTTCAATCTGGCTATTATATTCTATCTTTAAATAAGTAAAGATAGAATCAGTTTTGTTTACTTTTAAATGAACATTGGTAAATCCATTTGTTATTAATTGTAAAATCTCAATTTCATCTTTAGAAACAGGAATTTCTATAGATTCCCATTCAGACTTTGATAATTTTCTTTGTTTAAGATCCATAATTTATTATATTATAATTAAATCTTTAATTAATTTAAATAAATCAATTTTATTTTATTAAAAAATTGAAATATAAAAATATAAATAGTAAAGGTATAAAACGATAATTTAATAATGTCTGTAAATTTTGAAATTGTATCGATTGAAGGAAATATTGGTTCAGGAAAATCAACTCTTTTGGAAAATTTAAAAAAGCATTATGAAAATAATTCTTCTATTATATTTTTAAGAGAACCAGTAGATGAGTGGGAAAAAATAAAAGATAAAGAAGGAAATAATATGTTAAAGAAGTTTTATTTAGACCAAGAAAAATATTCATTTGCTTTTCAAATGATGGCATATATATCACGTTTGAAGATTCTTAGAGATACAATAAAAAATATAAAACAAAAAAAGAATCTTCCAGAGGAAAAATTTATAATAATTACAGAACGAAGTTTATATACAGATAAATGTGTATTTGCTAAGATGTTATTTGATCAAGGTAAAATAGAAGATGTTTGTTATCAAATTTATTTAAACTGGTTTGAAGAATTTGTCAATGATTTTGAAATAAAATATACAATATATGTAAATACCGATCCAAAAAAATGTTATGAAAGAATTCATAAAAGGTCACGTGAAGGTGAAGAAATTATTCCATTAAATTATTTGGAGGAGTGTCATAATTATCATAATGAATTTTTAAATGAAATAAAAACAAAAAAAATAGAATTAAATGGTAATATAGATATTTACGAAAATAAAGAAGTATTAGATAAATGGTTGGAAACAATAAAATTATTTATTGGAGCTTGAGCGTATTTCCGTAGTTCTTTAAGTTATAAAAATATATAATTATTTTTTTGGCTTAAAGAGATTGGAATATTCAAATTCAATCTGTTTGATTTTAATATTCTAATAAAGAAATATTTAATATGGAATTCGGTTTATATTTTAAAAAATCTAATTCTTGTTTTGTAGTTGGAAATAAATCTTTTCCATAAATATCTTGGAGCATTAACCATTCAAAAAGTCCTCCTGGATAAATAAATATATTATAGAATCCTAGAGATAACAATTGTTGGAATCTACTTTGAACCTTTTCATCATTACAATTTTTACCATAAACAATGATTCTAATATTTTTATTTTGTTTCATATATTTATTTATTATTAATTCTTCTTCTTCAGCAAATGTGGTATTAATTATCAAACAATTTTGTTCCTGAATTGATAAAGTATTAATTAATAAATATAATTCTGGGTTTTTTATAATTGTCTGCATATCTTCAAAATTTATTTTTTTCATAGATTGTATATTATTACCCATTAGTTTTAATTATATAATATTTTTAAATAATTAAATATAAAAATAATTTTTTTTAATTAAATTGTACTACAATTTCTACTTTTTCTTTCTTTATACTTTTAGTTGCTGATATAGATAATTCTTCTCGTTTTTTTCTAGTTTTAGCATTATCAATAGCTAATTCTTTTCGTTTGGAAGTACTATTACGATTATTCATATCTTTTTCAATAATCTCATAATTTGATTCTATATACTCTATTACTTTATTCTCTAATGCCCATTTAAAAAAATTTAATTGTCCAATTGTTGTTTCAATAAATTTACCATTTGTGTAAGGAATACTAATACGTTCCCATCTACAAAATGGATCAAATCTTTTCTTACTATAAGCTTTTAATTTTAATTTATAATCATCATACACTTTAAATCTTCGTGATACATTATCATGACTTTGATTAATTACGTATAAGGTATAATATTTTTTAGCATAATTCGTAGCGAACCAATCTACTATACGTAATGATATTTTTGATTCTCCAGTAATTATTCTTAACATTTTATCAAGATTATTATTAGGATTATATTCACTTTCAATATTAGTATTATAAAAATGTAGTAAATTTTTTAAAAGTAAATCATTTTGTGTTGTATAAGTTAAGTTATTCATTGTTTAAATTCTTTAATAAAGTTTTAAGTAGTTTTTAAAATTTATATATAATGAAAACCCGCGTTCATGAGAATAAACCTATGGATTTAGGAGATTTTTTTTATTGGTTTGATTAAAAATATACATAATCCAGAACCATTTATAAAGGAATCTATAAATAATTTCTTTAAGGATTTGAATTTTATAAAAGAAATAAATTCCAGAATTAATATTTTAGATAATATACAAAAAGAAATTATTAATAGTGATGGTATTGTTGATACCCTATTAAAATCAGAAAAGAAAATTAATATTGAACAAGAATCAGGTATACAATCATTAAATGCGGATGTATTAAAACAAAAAGAAATTAATTTAGAGCAAGATTTAGAAATTGATCAATTAAAAAA